CGCGTGGCTCGTGCGCGAGATAGCGTCAGAGAGGACGGGGGGAACGGGTGGCGATTGACCCCCGCCAACTCCGGCCCGGCGAGCTGTGCCGCCTGCTGAACTCGACCCCGCTGGGCGAGGTGATCAATGCGCAGAGATTGCGGCGGCAGCGCGAGCGAGCCGGCTTGCGGATTGTCAACCAAAGCGGCGACGGCAAGACAATCGATCTCGTGCGCTATGTCGCCTGGCTCGCGCATGGCCGCCACGAGAGACTGTCGCGGTCCGGGCCGCCCTCCAACGACGCGTACGAAGGCAAGAAGAACCAGGCGCTCGCAAGGGAGCGAAGGATCTCGGAGAACGCTCGCGATATCGGCGAGCTGCCCGATATCGTCGACGAAGCGCGTCGTGCTGCCGGGTTGGCGTCTCTCCGCACGTTCTTCGAGACCTACTTCCCGTCCGTCTTCGATCTTGCGTGGTCGCCGGACCACCTCCGTGTGATCGCGAAGATCGAGCAGGCGGTCGTGGACGGCGAGCTCTTCGCGATGGCAATGCCGCGCGGGTTCGGCAAGACCAGCCTGAGCGCGATGGCGTCGATCTGGGCGGCGTTCTCCGGCCGTCACGAATACATCGTGATGGTGGGCGCGGATCAGAGCTCCGCGCAGGATGAGCTGCTGGGGGCCGTGAAGATCGAGATCCAATACAACGATCTGCTGCTCGATGACTTCCCGGAGGTCTGCTACCCGGTCCGGAAGCTCGAAGGGATCACGCAGCGCGCGGCGGGCCAGCTCTACCGCGGCGTGCCGACCAACATCCGATGGGCAGAGGACAAGATCGTTCTCCCGACCATCCCGGGCAGCGCGGCGTCGGGGGTGGTGATCCAGCCGGCGGGTCTCACTGGTCGCATCCGCGGCATGAAGCACGCCCGCACGGATGGGCGGCACGTCCGCCCGTCGCTGGTGCTCATCGACGATCCGCAGACGGACGAGTCGGCGCGGTCGCTGTCTCAGTGCGAGACGCGGGAGCGGCTGCTCGCGGGCGCCATTCTCGGGCTCGCCGGCCCGGGCAAGCGGATCGCCGGCCTGATGTCGCTCACGGTCATCGCGCCCGGCGACATGGCAGACCGCATCCTGGACCGCGACAGGCACCCCGAGTGGCAGGGCGAGCGGACGCGGATGCTGTACCAGCTGCCCGAAGCCACCGACCTCTGGGACCGGTACGCGGATCTGCTGCGCGAGGGCTCCCGCGCTGGCCGCGGCATGTCGGAGGCGACCGAGTTCTACCGCGCGCACCGCGAGGAGATGGACAAGGGCGCGGAGGCAGCCTGGGAGGCGTGCTATCGAGACACCGAGATCTCGGCCATCCAGCACGCGATGAACCGGAAGATCCGCGACGAGCCGAGCTTCTGGTCCGAGTGCCAGAACGCTCCGCTGTCGCCGGACGAGAGCGACGACCCGATCATGTCGGAGACCGAGATCCGGGACAAGATCAACCGGATCGACCGCGGAGTGGTCCCAGCGCGCGCGACGCGGCTCACGGCGTTCGTCGACATCCAGGCGAAACTGTTGTTTTGGTGCGTGATCGCGTGGGACGATGAGTTCACGGGCTGGATCGTGGACTACCACACCGAGCCAGAGCAGCGAGTGGGGCATTTCTCGCTGAGCAGCGCGCAGCGCACGCTGCAACGCGTGGCGCGCGGGGTCGGCCGTGAGGGCGCGATCCGTGCCGGTCTCGACCGGATCGACGAGTCCGTCCTCATGCGAGAATGGGCGCGTGAGGACGGCTCGACGATGCGGATCGACCAAGCGCTCGTGGACGCAGGCTGGGGCGAGAGCACTGATATCGTGCACGACTGGTGCGCGGTCACGAAGTCGCCGACTCTCGCAGCGTTCGGGCGCGGCGTCGGGGCCTCGCATCTCCCGATGTCGGACTGGTCGCGCAAGCCCGGCGAGAAGATCGGGTTGAACTGGCGCATGCGAATCTCACATCAGCGAAAGCGCAAGTACGTCCTCCACGACGTGAATTACTGGAAGAGCTTCGTTCACTCGCGACTGCGGACGTCGCTCGGCGACCCGGGCTCTCTCTCCCTCTTTGGCGACTCGCCCGGCGCTCACGCGCTGTTCGCCGAGCACATGACCGCGGAGTTTCGTGTGCGCACGACCGCGCAGGGCAGGCAGGTGGACGAGTGGAAGCTCCGCAACCGCAATCGCGACAACCACTGGTTCGACTGTGTCGTTGGCGCCGCGGTCGCGGCCTCGATCGACGGATCGGAGCTGGCGGGCGTCGCGCCTCCGAAGCGGAAGAAGCGGAAGAGGATCAGCCTCTCTGAGATCCAGGCAGGGAGGCGATGATGAGCGCGACGCGCGACGATTACAAGCCGATCAATCCGGATCCTCGCGATACGCGCTCCGATGATCGCGTCCGATGTCGTGCCTGCGGCTGTCCACACCTGCCCGTCTACTACACGCGCCAGCGCCGCGACCATGTGCTCCGCGTTCGGTTCTGTCGCCACTGCGGCCGGCGACGGGTGACCAGAGAGAGCGAGATCTAAAGAAGTTCCATATCTGGAAATAGACATGGCCGCCGGCGCTCTCGCGGGCCCGCCGGGCTGCGCGCGGGCGATTAGGCTCTGCCCATGGCCGAGCAGGATCTGAGCGAGTCGATCGAGCAGGCGGCATCGCAGCCGAAGCGCGCGAGCAACGAGTCCGGATCCGTCGATGCGCACTCTCTGCGTGACCGGATCATGGTTGATCGATACGTGAAGGCTGGCGATAGCGTGAAGAACAAGCGGCGAGGCCTCTGGATCAGCCGCGCCCTGCTTCCGGACGCGAGGGGGAACTGATGGCTGGCGCGACCGAGGCCAAGGAACGCATCCGACCGAGCGTCGAGCAGGCCGCGTCTCGGTGCCTTCGTCGAATCGAGGCAAGCTTCGACGCCGCGTCGGACTCGAGCGACAACGCCAAGCACTGGCTGAACGCGGACAACCTTTCGGCCGACGCGGCGAACAGCGCGGCTGTCCGTGAGAAGCTCCGCGCTCGTGCCCGGTATGAGATCGCGAATAACAGCTACGCTTGCGGCATGACGCAGAGCCTGGCCGAGGACACCATCGGCACCGGGCCGCGGCTCCAGGTGATGACGCGCAATCGTGACCTCAACCGCGTTATCGAATCGCAGTGGCTCGAGTTCGTCGATCGGGTTTCGCTCGTCGACAAACTGCTCCTGATGCGGCGAGCGCGTGTCGCAGACGGCGAGGCGTTCGCCGCGATCGCGGACGGGCCGCCCGTTGACGGGCTCAGCCTCGATCTGCGTGTGTTCGAGGCGGACCGCGTGACGACCCCGTTCGTCGCGCAGGAGCAGCGGGTCGATGGCGTCGAGCTCGACTCTTTCGGCCGCCCCGTCTTCTATCACGTCCTGCGTGACCACCCGGGCGACACCCACAGCGCGGGCGGGCTCGCGTTCGATCGGGTCCCGGCGGATCAGGTCGTGCACTGGTTCCGCGCGACCAGGCCCGAGCAGCATCGCGGCATCCCTGAGATCACGCCGGCCCTCGCGCTCTACGCGCAGCTCCGGCGGTACACGCTGGCGGCGCTCGGCGCGGCGGAGGTCGCGGCCGTGTTCGCTGCCGTCGTGCAGTCGGACGCGCCGCCCGGAGACGAGGCCGATGTCGAGCCGCTGGACCTCTTTGAGCTCGAGCGGAACATGGTCACGACCCTTCCGGGCGGGTGGAAGCTCGGCCAGCTCCGCGCCGAGCAGCCCGCGACGACCTATCGCGAGTTCAAGCGCGAGATCGTCGGCGAGATCTCCCGGTGCCTGATGATCCCCATCAACATCGCCCTCGGCGACAGCAGCCAGCACAACTTCGCGTCTGGCCGGCTGGATCACCAGTCCTACCACCGATCGATCCGATGCGATCGAAGGTTCCTTGAGGCGATCGTGCTGCGCCGCCTGTTCCGCGAGTGGTTCCGCGAGTCCGCGTTGATCGGGCGGTTGCCGCCGCTCGACGGGCTGCCCCGGCATCGCTGGTTCTGGGATGGCTTCGGCTCGATCGACGAGCAGAAGGCGGCGAACGCCCAGAAGATCCGGCTCGAGACGGGAACGACCACGATCGCCGATGAGTACGCCGCGCAAGGCCAGGACTGGGAGGACGCGATCGAGCAGCGGGGCGAGGAGATCCGGCGGATGAAGGAACTCGGGATCCCGATCGCGGGCGCGCCCGAGCCGCCTGCGGATCCGGACGAGGACCCGGATGACACAGAGCAGGACGAGGACGCGGCCGCAGAGGAGGGTGGCGCATGACCATCGAGGCCGCTCGAAAGAACACGACCCCGTCCGGCGTCATCCAGCTCGTCGCGAAGGTGGATGTCGTCGCGCAGGAGGGCGAGGGCGGCGGCCCGCCGACGTTCTCTATGCTGGCGTATTCCGGCTCGCGGATGAGCGTCGCCGGATTCCCGGACGATGTCGTGGTAGACCTCGCGTCACTGAAGACGACTGAGCGCACCGTGGTCCTCCGTGACCACGACCACAGCCGCGTGGTCGGGCACGCGACCCGCGTAGACGGGATGAGCGGGCGGCTCCTGATCGAAGGCGTGATGTCTGGCGCGGGCCAGCACAAGAGCGACATCCTCGAGGCCGCGAAGAACGGATTCCCCTGGCAGGCCTCGGTGGGCGTCTTCGGCGGCAAGGTCGAGCAGATCGGAAGCGGCGAGAGCGTCAGGGTCAACGGGCAGAAGCAGCGCGGACCGCTCGCGATCGTGCGGGGCGGGACGCTGCGAGAAGTGAGCATCGTCGCGCTTGGCGCGGACGACAAGACGAGTGCGCGCATCGCGGCGCGCAAGGAGGCTGGTGAAATGGACTTCGATCAGTGGCTGGCCGCGTGCGGTATTGATGCGGACACCCTCACGGACGAGGGCGCGGCCCGTCTGCGCGCCGCGTACGACGCTGAGCAGGCGGATGACGATGGTGGCGGCGACAAGCCGAGCCCGAATGCGCCGAGCCCGAACGGGCCGACCATCACCAAGATCATCGAGGACGACCGCAAGAAGGAGGCGGCCGAGTACGAGCGCCGGGCACGCATCGGCGAGCTCTGCGGCGATGACCACCCCCGCATCGCTGCGCAGGCGATCGAGGAAGGCTGGACGCCGGAGCAGGCAGAGCTCGCGATGGTGCGCGCTACGCGCCCGCGGATCGGCCCGGGCACCGGGCGGGCCCGGTCGCAATCGGACCCCCGGGTGGTCGAGGCCGGGCTGTGCCTCGGCGTCGGCGTTGACCAGGAGCGGGTTCTTGCTGACTACGGCGAGAAGCACACGAACGAGGGGCGGCAGTACGAGCGCGTCGGGTTGCGTGAGCTGTGTGATATCTGCGCGTCGATCGACGGGTTCGAGCTGCCGCGAGTCTTTGGCGACGGGCAAGCGCACATCGAGGCAGCGGCTTCCAGCGCGACCCTGAGCAAGACGCTCGAGAACGTGATGCAGAAGCTCGCGCTCCAGATGTACGAGGAGGCGGACCAGCCGGCGATGCAGGTGAGCAGGGTCGGATCGGTCCGCGACTTCAAGCAGGTCACCCGCGTTCGGCTTCTCGGCACCGGCTCCTGGGAGCGGGTCGCGCACACAGGCGAGCTCAAGCACGGGCAGCTCGACGAGCAGTCGTTCGTCAATCAGGCCGAGACCTTCGGTCAGATGATCGGTATCGATCGCAAGGACATCATCAACGACGACCTGGGCGCACTCGAGACCGCGGCCCGGAGCATGGGCTTCGCGGCGGCCGAGGCGGTCAATGATGAGTTCACGCGGCTGATCCTGAACAACAAGGACGCGGCCGGCAACGACTTCTTCAGCGCCGCGAACAACAACCTCATTGACGGGGCCGACAGCGCGTTCGGCGTGACCGGGCTCGAGAAGATCGTCGAGGCGTTCCTGACGAAGAAGAGCGGGCCCGGCGGCGCCGAGCGTGATAAGCGTCGCATTCGGATCCAGCCGCAGACCATCATGGTCCCGCCCGAGCTCCAGACCTCAGCGGATCGGCTCCTCGGCTCGCCACAGATGATGATCACGGGCAGCACCGACCTCGAGCTTCCGCGCAACAACCCCTTCTTCCAGAGGTTCGATCGGGTGACTGCGCAGTCGCTGAGCGACTCGTTCTTCGCGAATGCGTCCTCGATCGAGTGGTACATGTTCGCGAACCCGGCCCGCGTCGCGGCGGTGGAGGCGGTCTTCCTCAATGGCCAGCGCAGCCCTACCCTGCGGCGCGTGGCCAGCCCGCCGCACCTGCTTGGCGTCTACTGGCAGGGCTTCATCGACTTCGGCTTCCAGTTCCAGGATCCGAACGGCGCGGTCAAGGCCGCGGGCGAGTAACACCTCACATAGGAGACAGACATGGCATTCGAGGCACGACGCGTTCAGGTCGGCGACCAGATCGACCACACACCGGCATCCGATGTCGCGGCCGGCGAGGTCGTGGTCCAGAACGGGCTGCTCGGCGTCGCGGTGCGAGACATCGCGTCCGGCAAGCTCGGCGCGCTCGCGATCGAGGGCATCTTCGAGTTCACGAAGGTGACTGGAGTCGGTACCTCGCTCTCGGTCGGCGACCTCGTGTTCTGGGACGACGCGGCGAATAACGCCACGTCGACCTCGACCGACAACACCCTCATCGGGCCGGCCATCGCGGACGCCGCCGATGGCGATGACCGGGTCCGCGTGAAGCTGGCGAGGGCCTGATGGGACTCATCGAGACCGGAGCGCGATGGCTGACCGGCCAGCGGCACGAGCATCTCTCGGTGCCGGTGACCTATGTTCGTGCGGGCACGGTCGATGAGATCTCGATCCAGGCGACACCGATCGTCCAGGACCGCGAGTCCGATCGCGCGATTGCTGTCGGGCAGGATGTCGAGCTGCGCGAATGGATCGTGCGCGAGGAGGACCTGATCGACTCGGGCGGGCTTCCGTTCCGCCCGTCCGAGGGCGACATGATCCGCGAGGACGACGGTGGAGAGACGCGGTCGTATCGCGCCTCAGCGCTCGGTGAGGACACGACCGTCTGGCGTTGGTCCGACTCCGCGTTCTCCTCGCTGCGCATCACCACCAGGCTCTACGAGGTGACGCCATGACGGCGAAGGCGGTCGATGTCGCCGTTCGCCTGAGGGATGCGCTGGCAGCGCAGTTCCCGACGATCCCGGTCGCGATCGACTACACCCCCAGACTGGACGTCGGCGCCGGCGCAACGACCGAGCGCATCATCCTCGTGCCCTCGGCGCAGGCAGACGCGATCGAGTCGCGCGACCAGGCCACGGCCGAGGTGGACGTCGACATCGCGTACATGCTCAAGGTCGCCCAGTCGCAGGACGACATCGAGGCGGGCCTCGACATCGTCGACCAGATCTCGGCGCTCGTCTTCTCCGTGAGCATCGCGGGGTGGATCGCCACGGCCATCGAACGCGATCCCATATTCGAGCCGACCCACCTCGAGCAGATCGGTCAGCTCACGTCCGTGCTCAGGGTCACCATGAGGGAGTCGGGCTGATGGCTGCATCATCGCCGGTCATGATCGAGCACACCGACACGGGCGGGTTCGTCCGCGTGTCCGCCACGCGGCTCGAGATGCGGTGGCGCGTCTGGACGACCGGATCGGTCGCAAACATTGAGTTGCGGAACGCGGGCGGGTCGGCAACGGTCCAAGTCCCCAAGGGGGGCAGCGTGCTCGATCTCGGGGTGCTCGATGCGAACACGATCGAGGTGCAGGCGGCGAGCGGCGAAACCGCGTGGTTCCTCGGAACGGTGGTGTGACGATGGTGGCGCGGATCGGCGTGCAAACGAAGTTCTTCGATAACCGCGTGCTGCGCGCTGCGGACAAGGCGCAGCGGCGCCAGTTCTTCAAGTTCGGCGGGTTCGTGAGGACGACATCCAAGTGCTCGATCCGCAAGCGCAAGCGCAAGAGCAGGCCGGGACAGGCTCCGACGTCGAGGACGGGACTGCTCAAGCGGTTCATCTTCTTCGAGGTGAACGAGATCGAGAAGTCTGTGACCATCGGGCCGGTGCTCCTCGCTCGTGCATCGCCGCGTGTGCGGACCTCTGGTACGATCCCGCGGCTGATCGAGGAGGGCGGCACCGGCCGGATCTTGAACAAGGGCAGGAAGGCGGAGATGGCGCGATGGAAGGCAAGGCCCTACATGGGGCCGGCGTTCCGCAAGGGACTGGATGCGGTGCCGGGCGTGTTCGAGGACACGATCAGGAGGTGAGTGATGGCAGCAGGATTGGTCGGGCGAGAGATCGACGTCGCGATCGACGGCACGCGCCTCCAGCCGACGCGCGACATCAGCCTCGAGTCGTCGGTGGATCAGATCGACATGAGCTCTCGCGCGGGCGGCGGGTTCAAGCAGTTCGAGCGCGGCCTCGCCGATATCACGGTCGAGGTCGAGGTGAAGCACGATCCGACCGACGCCGCGGTCCAGTCATTGATCAACTCGGCGAGGCTCGGCACGTCGATGACCGTTGACTTCGGCAGCCTCGATGAGATGGATGTGCTGCAAGACGGCTGGAAGATCGGCGCCAAGGCCTACACGGACAACATGGCTGCGCCGCTGACCGACGCGAGCACGCTGAGTTTCACACTGAAGCCCGACACCACCGTCGTGCCGAAGCGGTTCGTCGGCGGCGTGGAGGTGACCTGATGCCCGCGTACACCGATTCGCGCGGAGTAACGTGGCCCGACGTGCCCACCTTCACCGACTCGAACGGCCGGGTCTGGTGCTCGCTCGTCCGCCATGTTGCGGATGCGATCGAGATCCACCGCTACAGCGGCGTGGACATCCTGCATCTCAGCACCGGCGAGGAGGCGGCGCGCATTCGCGAGCGCGGGCCCGCCGCGATCATCGACATGATCTACTCGTGCTCTGCGCCGCTGGACGGCTCGCCCAAGCCGAGCGGCGAGGAGTTCGCGTACGCGATGGGCGACGTGGCGGTCATCGAGGAGGCGACGACTGCGATGCTGGAGGCGGTGGCGCGTTTTTTCGGCGAGCGCCGCGCCCGCCTGGTGATGACGGCCCTGAGCCGGCAGCGGGAGGCGGCGGAGCGCGAGATGGCGAGCGCCGAGGAGGAGTACCGACTGTCGAATGGGCAGCGTGGTCGATCGGAGGGACCCTCGGAATCGACCCGCGAGGATTCACCCTAGGACAGCTGTTCGATATGTATGAGGCGCGCGAGCGTGAGGAGTGGGACCGCACCGTATTCACCGTGCACAAGGTCCTCGGCGCCATGGGCGTGCGGATGGACTTCCATCGCCTACACCCCATGCGCAGGCCGCGCGTGATCAGGACCGTCGAGGAGCTCGGGGGCGTGATGGGATTAGATGCGAAGGCTCACGCGAAATGATGAAGCTGCTGCTCGCCGTGCTGGCGCTGACGATCGTCTCGCTCTACGATCTACGCAGGAGGCATGCAGACCGGTGAGCCGTGAGAGCCGGGCAGTGACCATGGGCATGACATCCAGCCCGCTCCGTCCCGCCGCTCGCCGGGTCTGGTCATCCACGGCGCGAGCATCCCTGTGTGTCGTCTCGGCCATCGCCTTCGCCGGCTGCGGCTCCTCGACCAGCCTCCGCGCGTCCGACTCACGCGCGTCCAGCCGCATCATCGACATCGGCGCGCAGACGGAGACGGTCGAGACCATTGAGTCAGGCGAGGTCAGGCGCCGCGCCATCCGCGAGATGGCACCGATCCGGATCGAGCGCCACGAGGGGCGCGTCGACGGCGGGCGGTTCCGCTCGCGCGGCGCCGAGACCGAGTCCGACTACTCCGGCGATGGGGGCGGCGTGCGACTGCCCGGCGGCGTTGCGGCGACCGGCGCTGGCTCCGATCTCGCCGCCTCGACCATCGCCGGCGGCGTCACGGTCTTCCATGGCGCCGCTGTCATCCTCCTACTCGGCGCCGGGGTCATGGCATGGCGACGCCGGTTTCGCATGGCCGCGATCGCGGTCGTGCTCGCGGGCGTGAGCGTGGGTCTCGGCTACATGGCCACCGCGGGCCCGTGGCTGTGGGTGCCACTGCTCGGCGCCACCGCGCTCGGTGTGGGCGCCTGGTGCTGGAGCGAGATCCAGCGAGACCGCGCGGAGACGAGAGACGCACCATGACCACACAGGCATGCCCTGCATGCGGTATGGTACGGCGATGAGTGAGCCCATCCGGCAAAGTGCCGTCGCCCGCTCGTCCGCCGGCTACCCGGTCGCGCAGATGCGTCTGAGCGCGCGGCAGGTGATCGGCCTGGCCGCGGGCGGCGTCGCGATGCTGGCGACCATCGGCGGCGCGACGCTCAGCTTCCACGCCTCGTATCTCGAGGTGAGGAACGACACCGACCGCAACGCCGAGGCGATCGTCGAGCTGCGTAAGGATCAGGAGGCGACCTACCGCGAGCTGATGGCGACGCTGAAGGGCATGCAGAAGACCGACATCGAGCAGCAGAAGGTGCTCGAGCGGCTGCTCGAGCGCTCGGAATCGCAGCGCGATCGCATGGATCGCATGGACGGGGAGTAGATCATGAGACTCTCAGTCTGCACGGCGATCAAGGCCTCCACTCCGCGGTGGCACGCCGACGGCGTCGTCGACGCATTCCGCGCACGCGGGGTGCACCCGGACCGGGTATACCAAGTCAACGTCCCGACGCCGGAGAGAATGAGCCCGGAAGCGCTGACCGACAAGGGCGAATACGATCGTTCGCTGGACATGCTGCGCAGCTCGATCGAGTCACGGCTGCCCGATCCGGACGGGACCACGATCGAGGCGTTCCTCGACTATGAGCCGCACACGCCGTTCAGCCTGACCCGGTTCATGCGGCGCGATCCCGGAACGGACGTCGCGGCCTGGGGCGCGTTCATGCGCGACGTGCTCGAAACGGCCCGCGAGATGCGACCCGACGTGCGATGGGGATGGTGGGGCCTGCCGCGTGGGACGACGATCCCCGGCCCGGCCGATGCCGACGTGTGGATGCCGCGGATGGACGAGCTGCTCAACGAGGGCGTCTTCGAGGGCGTGGGCTTTCTCATGCCGAGCTTCAACGCGGGTAGCCCGGTGTCGTTCGACGAGCCTGGCCCGGGTGAGGTCAGCGCCGAGGACTACTGGCAGCGTGCGAAAACCTGGAGGCAGGCGATCGTGGGATGGCGTGACGAGCATTCGCTCACCGAGTCGCTGGACGTCCTCCCGTCGCTCTGGCCGCGCTACCGCGGCGGCTCGCGCCTGCACCTGATCTTCCTGCCTGCGCGTGAGATCGCCTTCCACACGCTCGCGCTCAAGGGCGCCGGCTTCGACCGCCTCCAGTTCTGGTTCGGCGTCAACCCCGAATGGCGGGCGATCCAGAACCAGCAACACGTACGCGACGAACTCGGCCTCGTGGCAGCGCACCTGTTCGAGAACCCTGATCCCGATCCGGCGATGGCCGAGGAGCCTGGCTAATGGCCAAGCGACGCGCGATCAAGGCCGGCAGTGCGTTCGTCGAGTTCTTCGCCGACGACGACGGCCTTCGAAAAGGCCTGCGCCGCGCGTCGGCACGGCTCGACAGGTTCGGAGAGCAGGCTCGCCGATTCGGCACCGGCGCAGCCGCCGCGGGCGCGGGGCTGCTCGCGCCGGTCATCGGCTCGCTTGTCGCGCTCGCGCGCGTCGGCGACGAGCTGGACAAGCTGTCGATCCGCACAGGCATCTCGGTCGAGGCGCTGAGTGAGCTTCGGCTCGCGGCGAACAGGAGCGGCAGCGACATCGACGAGCTCGGCAACGCGATTCTGCGCATGAATCGTCGCGTCGGCCGGATCCGCGCCGGGCAAGGGACGGCGACCCAGGCCGATGCACTCTCGGCGCTCGGCCTGGACGCCGCCGAGCTCGACGTGCTCAGCCCGATCCAGACGTTCGAGGCGCTCGCCGACGCGATCGCCAACATGGAGGACAAGACCGCGGCGGCGGGCCTGGCGCAGCGCGCGTTCGGGACCCAGGTGGACGCCATCCTCCCGCTGCTGCTCCAGGGAAGCGACGGCATCGCGCAGCTGCGAAAGGAAGCGCGAGAGCTCGGACTGACGGTCTCGGGCGAGGTCGCGAGTCAGGCCGCAGAGTTGACCGACGCGTTCGGCGATCTGGGGTCACAGATCACCATCCTCGGCGTTGCGTTCGGTTCGACGATCGCGCCCGCGATCACCGCCGTCGCCACGGCGCTCGCGCCGCTGAACGCCGTGATGATCGGCATCGCCAGCGAGGTACCGATCGTCGCGCAGTCGCTCGTGATCGCCGGCGGCGCTCTGGTCGCGATCGGCAGCGCAGGCCTCGCTGTCGCTGTGACCTCGAAGCTCGCCGCGATCTCCTTGGGGGGGCTGGCCACCGCGGCCGGCCTGCTGCAGACCGCGCTGTTGCCGGTCCTTCCTATCATCCTGCCGATCGCGTTCGCGGTCGGCGTGCTCGTGGTCGTGCTGGATAAGTTCTTCGGCATCATCGGCCGGATCATCCGCTTCATTCAGCGGTTCATCGGCATCGGCGGCTCCGCGTCGGAGACATCGAGCGCGCTCGAGCAGGCGAAGGCGAACCTCGAGGACGTGGGCAACGCAGCCCGCGGCGCGGGGCAGAGGCTGACGGGCAGTTTCAGCGCGCGCACGATCGAGCGCAACATCCTGCCCGATCGCGACGACTCGCCGCTCGCGCAACGCACCGATCGCATCATCACGCTGATGCGCAGCATCGAGAACAAGCTGGGATTCGCATGACCGTCAACATCGAGCAGGCCGACGACAGCCCGGAGATCACCGACGCGCAGCAGCCGTCGGTGCGCCAGGTGTTCAAGATCGTTGCCGATGCCAGCGAGACCGACGACTCGGTGCGCAATGCGTTCCTCACGTTCGTCAACTCCGGCGACTTCGGATTCGGCAACCCCACGCAGCAGGTCGACCTGACCCGGCTGTCCAAAGGGCTCTACGTCGGCGATGTCACGTTCTCCGCGCAGGACGCGGGCCTCCAGGAGACCGGCGACCGCAAGATCCGATTCGAGGTGCAGGGCAATCGCGAGAAGGTCACCGACGCGCTGTCGCAGCAGCAGTTCGGCGAGCTGCCCGAGGGCCCTTCGCCGGACGTAGGCAACGCGATCGGCGTAGGCGAGCGCGGCGTGGACGGCGTCGAGATCATCGTGCCGAGTGTGCGATTCAGCGTCGATTGGATCTACCCGGGCGGTACGGTGAACCCGACATTCCGTCGCATCATCGCCGATCTCGTCGGCACGATCAACGACGCGCCGGTGTTCGGCTACTCGACCGGCGAGGTGCTGCTCGCGGGCGCGTCGCTCGAGGAGCGAGTGCGTCCGCAGGACTCGGTGTGGGATGCGCGGTTCGACTTTTTGGTTTCGCGCGACGCGACCTTCGAATATCCGCCAGGTCTGGTTCCGGCGGGCGACCCTGATCCGATCCCCAAGCCGGGCTGGTCGTTCTTGTGGGTGCAATATCAATCGAAGCCCTCTGGTGCGTCCGGTGTGGACAAGCCGCAGGCGGTCGCGGTCTACGTCGCCGAGACCTACACGCAGGCGGACTTCACGCAGTTGCAGATCGATCTGACATGACGACGCGCCGCGCATCACGGGGCAAGGGTCAGCGCATTCGCGCGGAGGATTGGAATCGCCTCCAGCAGCTGGCGGCCGACACGCTGGCGCGCGAGACCACGATCGGCGCGCAGCCCGCGGCGCTGCGCTCGCTGCGCGATCTCCCGCATGTCACCGCGTTCCGAGTGGCGGCCGACCCGGACACCATCGATGGTGACTTCGTCGGCTCACCTCTGCTGGTTGAGCAGGAGGTCGACGGCGCGGCCGTGACGTGGGTGGATCCGGACTTCGGGCGACGCGAATCCGACGCGTTCCCGTCGGTGACGAGCAACATGCTCGCTCGCCGCCCTCGCCCGGCGCGCGAACCGTCCGTGCTCGTGGACGTGCTGCGTGTCACGGAGCAGCCCTCCGATGCCTGGGTGCCGTGGGGCATCGTGCTCGGAATCGCCGAGCCGCAGGTCGGCGCCGACCCGATCTCTGGGCCCGGTGCCGTCTTCCTCCGGCAGGTCTATCTCGCCGCGCGGGGCGTGGTTTGGGCGAGGATCATCCTCCGCGACCCGAGCCACCGGTGCTGCGATCCGCTCGGGACGACCGATCCGCCGATCGTCGATCCGCGCGGGCTGATGCCTGAGCCACGGCCGCTATTGAGCGCGCACTACGGCTCTGCCACGATCCTCTGGTCCGCGCCCGACGACCAGGCCGGGTCATTCGGCGAGCGATGGGCGCTGATCGAGATGACCGGGCAGGACCCGCTCCCGTTCGTCGAGCCCGTCACGATCACGCGCGACGACGGCGGCTCCGGCCCCGCCCTGCCGAGCGCGATCACCTACACGGTGCTGCACCACCGCACCGGCGCGCAGCAGTCGTCGATCTCGCCCGCGCACGGGCGCCCCAGCCTGGGCGACGAGTGGACGATCAACGCCCAGCCGGACGGCACCGTCGCCGAGTGGGTCAGGGCGGGCACGCCCGATCTGTTCAAAGGCCTGCGTGTCACGGGCGAGACGATCGCGTCGGTCGATTGCGGCGAGGGCATCGCGGGCGGGACGGCTCGCATGCAGCTGGTCGCGTCGATCTTCAATGACAAGAACAGCGCAGATGTGCCGGACGGCGGGTCGGGCCTGGTAAACTTCGACACCTTCGCGTTCCTCGAGGACAGCGCGCCGGTGTCGGTCGCCAACAACGAGATCACGATCGGCGAAATCGGGTGGTTCTGGTGCGACATCACCGTGACGATGAACCACACCGGCGGGAACAGTCGCGCCGGCTGCAACTGCACATTCGAGCGCGACGGCTCGGGAGTGTTTGCGGCCGTTCGCGGCGCGCGCGGCTGGACGTACAATCGAGACGTGAGCCACGGGAAGAACACCGCCGCGCTCTCCGCGCCGATCCGGATCACGAACGCAGGCGAGAAGATCCGCGTCATGATCGAGCCTGACGGCGAGGCGCTCAAGACCTTGAATGAGGCCTGCCAGATCAACATCTTCCGAATGAACACGATCGGTATCGGCACCGGCGACCCGGGAGGATCCTGATGGCCAGAGCGCTGCGGGATCCTCTCACGCGCCGGCTGTTCCGCCATCTCTCAGCGGGCGCGACCGAGGCGTGCGCGCCGCTGTGCTGCGAGGGCGCGGAGCCGCCCGGCATCGTGTGTTGCAACGCGTTCAGCAACTACGGGTGGACGGAGGAGTGTCTCAGTCCCGAGTCGGCCGTCCCGCTCTTCGACACGTCGGGCACCGTCAGCACCACCTCTGATGTGGTGGTCGATCCGGGATCGAATCCGCAGCCAGAGATCTTCGGATGGTCCACGACACTCCCGACCGACGAAGGCTTCGAAAGCGATCCCCCTCGCACCTCGCCGTGCCATCTGTGCGTACGCGGGTCGTCCTATGATTGGGACGCGTCACAACTCTCATCTTGCGGGTATCCGCGTGGCGAGGCACGGTCCACTGTTGGGGTCGACAACGATCCGGGCGCGCCGAACCAAACGATCGACCCGGATCCCGGCCCGCTTGGAGATGCGGTGCTCTCCAACGCACCGCAGGAGATCCAGGCGGTCGGGTCGTATCTCTCGTTCTTCCTGACCCTTGCGGGCTTCACCTGCGCGCCCGGCGATGGGTCATTGGAGTGGGGCGCATGGAAGCGAGAAACCAGCCTCTATCCGTTGCCGCCAACCAGTGTTTTTGTCGACGTGGACCTGTTCCTTGGCCTCTACGCGATCCGGTTGAACAACCGGGACAACGGCTGGATCATCGGCCTCGAGGGCTCGGCGTCGGTCCTTCCCGACTCATTCAGTCTGAGCGTCCGCTCCCACATTCGCGCGCCGACGAACGATCCCAACTTCGAGATCAGCGGCGGCTATCAGGCCGACCTCTCGATGTCGTTCACCATGCGCGACTTTGCGGAGTGCTCGTGATGACGTGTTGCGGTCCGCCCGCGATCACCGCGCACGCCGACCGTCTCACTCGTGATGCGATGTGCGCGACGTGCCGCCACCGGCGAGCGTGCGACCCGATCGTGCGAGTGGATGGGCGACCGCTCGCATGTCCGCGCGGCCATTTCACGCGCGCACATGCCGCCCGCGTCCGCTGGGCGGGGATCACCTGGCTCGGCGTGCCGATGCCGAAGCGGATCCATCTCGCGATCCGCATGCGGTCGCTACGCCCGCTGCGTGGCCTGCCCGGCTGCGGCTGCGTCGAGCGGCTCAAGCGCTGGTCGACCCGCCGCCGGGGCTGACCCGCCGCCCGGGTGCGGATACGATACATAGGTGCTCCTGTCCCCGGCGGTCGGCGGGCTCCATGCCCCCGGCCGCTTTTATGAGCCGACCACGTCACCAGACCCTGTCCCAGGCGATCCGCGACGAGATCGCGGAGCGCGGCATCACCATCACCGCCGCGGCGGAGCTGGGCGGCTGGAATCGCCCGAGCCTCAGCCACTGGATGGCGGGCCGGCGCCCGATGCCCCTCCGGGTCGCGGAGCGACTGGCCCGTCAGCTCGGTATCGAGATCCACCGCCCGGGGGCGCAACCCGCGAGACCCCAAACACTTACCGGACGGCGAAAAACGCCAAGAAAATGACCCCCTCGCCTGGACACGCCCGTGCGGATATGCTACTATTGGGTGTCCGAGGCATGGGGCCCGGACGAGTACCAGAACAGGGAGTGCGGTCATGTGCAATTACAATACGTTTTCCGATGCGGCCCGGGATATATACGTCCCGGGCCAGGACCACGACCCAGAGCGAGTGGTCGTGGGAAACGTCGAGTACCTCGCCTGTGGCCCGACCACAGGCGAATGGGTCTCGGCGAACCGCATGGAAGAGGTCGTGGAGGTGGGGGGCGTGACATTCGCGCTCCCTCGCCACGACGATTGAGACCAACCCACCCGCCCGTGCGCCCACCCACCCGTCCGCGCCCTACCCGGCGCGGCGCGGGTTTCCCGCCGCCGGCGCGCGTGCGTCGGCATCGAGACGCCCCCGGGAGGGGGCCAGCAGGTGTGGCCCGACCACAGGCGAATGGGTCTCGGCGAACCGCATGGAAGAGGTCGTGGAGGTGGGGGGCGTGACATTCGCGCTCCCTCGCCACGACGATTGAGACCAACCCACCCGCCCGTCCGTCCACCAACCCGTCCGCGCCCTACCCGGCGCGGCGCGGGTTTCCCGCCGCCGGCGCGCGTGCGTCGGCATCGAGACGCCCCCGGGAGGGGGCCAGCAGGGCCGGGAGGCCCAGGAGGTGATCATGTCGCACGTCACCATCGGATATTGCCTGTCTCGCCGTGGGCGCCGGGAGGCGCTTGCCCGCAGGGCAAGCGCCACTGCAAGACAGCAGGTACGGGTAGCACCCACTGATCTCGGTGGAGATCGGTGGGTGCAGTTGTGTAGACTCGCCTCGGTCTCGCCCGAGTCGGGCGACGCCCGTATCGAGTTGCGTGATCCCTGCGACGCAGACTCTGAGGAGATGCGCGCAGGCGTGGAGGCGGGGGGCCAGCCGGTCTCCCGCGGCGCGATGCGGGAGTACGACGCCCCGCTCGATCCAGCGGAGGCCGCGGCAGAGGCGCTCCGCCTCGCGGCCGCGGCGCCGGGGATCGAGCGGGAGCGAATCGAGGCCGCCATGGAGGAGCGGGCGGAGCAGGCCCGCCGGCGGGCCATAGACTACATCGAGGGCCGCGATCACCGGTCCCCGGTCGCCGAGACCATGGAATGGCTCGGCGACGACCTGCGCCGGCAGGTCATGGAGCGCGTGCGCGAACGGCAGGAGCGAGAGCGAGAGCGGCAGGAGCGCGAGCGAGAGCGGCAGGAGCGCGAGCGAGAACGGCAGGAGCGCGAGCGACTCGAGACGCTCGCGGCGGTAGTCCACGCCGAGTGGCCGCACCTGTCGCAGGCGTGGACCGACGGGCTCCTCTGCCAGGCGGAGCCGATCGCGGCGGCTGGTCGGAGGATCGCCACCGTGATTGGGCAGACCGCGCGTGAGGCCGGGCTGCCCGACCGTGTGCTCGTCGACGAGGACGGGTACCACTGGTCGGGCTCAGGGGGGTGTCTGAGCCTCGGGGCCGCGAGCGCGTATGCGCAGGGGGGGGGGGTGGATCTCCCGGCCCGCCTGCGCTCGGCGCTCGCCGAGGCGTACGGCTGGGACCCCGAGCGTATCGCCGTCGATACGAGGGTCGCCGCCCGGCATCTCTACTGCCGGCAGCCGGACCACATCGAGGCCGACGACGACGGCGACGTGCGCCTCGGGCGCGTCGGTATGATCGTCTGGTCAGTCGATCTCCCTGGCGATATCCACTGGGAGGCCGCGACGCCGCTGGAGGCGATCGCGGACCACGGCCTCCCGGGCCAGGATGGCTGATTCCTCTGTCCCACCCGCCCGCGCCCTACCCGGCGCGGCGTGGGTTTCGCGCTGCCCGGGCAATAGGGCCCGGGCGAAAACAAGGAGCAGTCGCAATGACCAAAGCCGTCATCGTCACGCGCCACGAGGCGCTCGTGGACTACATCCACGAGATCGGCCTCGCGCCCAAGGGCACGCCGGTCCTCCAGCACGCTGGCGCCGATGGCGTGCGGAACCGGCACGTCATCGGCGTCCTGCCGCTCCACCTCGCGAGCGCCGCCGAAACCGTGACCGAGATCCCGCTCAACCTGCCGGCCAATCAGCGCGGCGTCGAGCTCTCGCTCGAGGAGGTGCGGCGCTACGCAGGGACGCCTCGCACATATCGCGTGAGCGAGGTGGTCGAGGATCTGTGATGACCGCGAAACCCGGCGACCGCATCAGGGCGAGCGACCTGCGCGACGTCACCGACCCGGATGTCGAGGGACGGGCTCGTTTCTGGGAGATCCGCCGCGCCGACTACGGCGACTACTTCTTCGTCACGCGCGAATCCGACAATCGGGCGATCGGACACTGCCAGCGCGAGAAGTGCATGTCCAGGCTCTGGGACCTGCTTCTCGCGGGCAGCTTCTTCGCATCGCATTTCCTGGACTGTGAGCTCGAATCGCTGTGCGACATGTTCGCCGACGCGGGCGTGCCCGCCTCGTCCGGCTACCTCGACGACATGACCGGCGACATCATCATCGAGAACGAGTTTCTCCCGGCGGAGGCGATGCGCGGATGAGCGATAAGCAGTCAATGTCATATCTGGACGGCAAGCGAGACGGATATAAAGCGGTCGCGGAAGCGATCGGACTCGCGTGGCCGAGCAACGAGGCCGCCGTGCTCGCCAGGTGCCGGCATCTCGCCGCCATCGAGTCGGTCGATTCGGAGCGGCAGCCGACGCTCGACACGATCATCCACGCGGTGCTGGCCGTCTCCGAGATACCGCTCGATGAGTTGCGGTCCGCCCGGCGCGGGCCCGCGCGGACCATGGCCCGGCAGGCCATCGTCGTGATGGCGAAACACTGCCTGCCGCCGCATCTCGTGCCGTCGTTCCCCGGCATCACACGCGCGATACGTCCGCCGGGCACGTCGCACAGCGGCGTCATCACGACGCACGATCGAGCGATGAGGGCGTTGGCGGCCGATCCGCCGTGCGAGCGGCTCGCCAATCTCATATACGCATCGGCCAAGGTCATGAACATGTCCCCCGGCGTCGTCGTCACCGAGTTGATTGAGAGCGCGAGAAAGGACAACGGATGAGACCAACGAGGCACGACCGGAACGACCCGATCATCAGGGGTGGCCAGGGCCGGAGCGACGAGGAGGTGCGGAGAACCGCTGTGCTGGTGACCGCATCGCTGTTTGCTGTGATCGCGGGGGGCATACTGATCGCGGCTGGAGTCGCCGCGCTCGTCCTGGTGTCCGGGATATAAGGAGCAGAGCAAGGGCTGCGCATGATCCCAGGCCGAAGAATCAATGCGAATGACCTTGTTTTTCGCGGGGATGAGCGGGATACCAGCATTCGCTATACCGCGTATGACCTGCCGCACGGGGGGAGGATCTTCATCCTGCTCCGGGTCCGCGACAGCCGGATCGTCGCGCAATGCGCATGCGACTCGTGTTCCGCCAGGTTCTTCCGAATGACCGAAGAGGGCGACATGAGACGGATCGTTCGCGATAGCGTCCGGGCCTGCTGCGAGACAATCGCAGGCATGGGCATACCAGCCTGGTCCGGCTACCTCGACGATGGCTCACAGGAGATCGTGTTCGAGGATGAGTTCCTGCCGCAGGAGGCCGCGCGATGAACCACGACCCCGAACGCGCCGCGGACCAGGCCCGCCGGCTCGTCGAGCAGATGTCGAGACGTGAGGTCGAGTCGCTGCGCGACTCGCTGCATGCCCTGGTGGACGGCGGCGGAGAATCCGAGGACCACCAGCCCGAGCTCGTCGCGATCCTCGCGCTCTGCGGGCTGGTGCACGCGCTGCTCGGGGCCGAGATCGAGTCGGAGATCGAGAGCGATGAGGGCGAAGCCGACGAGCAATGGTGACGAAGAACGGACAGCGACGACCAGTAACAGAAAGGAGTCAACGCATGGGATACAAGGAGCATGACGTGCTGCGCCCGAAGCGGCTGACCGGCGAGCACCTGCACCGCATATGCGAGGCCGCCGGTATTAGATCGGTCTCGCTCACGATCGCGGGCGTCGATTACGAAATGATGAGATCGCAGTTCAGCGGCGAGGAGGAGCCGGTCTGGATGATCAGATTCGAGGAGCTCGAGCAGCCGGCCAAGGCCACGCTCAGCGACATGGGGATGTTTTTTCGCGAGTACGGGTCGGACACCGACCTGTTCGTGGGACATGTCGTCTCGCTCGAGCCGGTCCTGGTCAAGACTAAGGACGGCGAGCGGTGGGCGATCAACTACTACACCGGCACGACGCAGCGGCCGACTCTCGCGCAGGCAAGCGTGCAGGGCCTGCTGACCGAGGGCTACGCCAAGTTCGCGCGCCGGGAGCCGGCGGCGGGCGGGTCGGCACACTCAGACGGACCGCCGTCTTTGGATGAGCCGATCGGCGTAGGCCGCGCGGCCAAGCTCGGCCTCGAGATGAAGCGCCGTGCTGTCACGCTCGACGGGCTCGCGAAGTGGGCGGCGTCGGAGAACATCGCCGGCGTGTCGGGCCGCGAGATCCACGAGATCGCGACGACGGCGGCGCCGGCGATCGGCAAGTTTCTCGGCTCACAGCCGGTGATGCACCCGGAGATCGCCACCGATGACGCCGCGGTCGCGCGCGAGGCGGAGAGGCTGCGAGAGAAGATCGAGCCGCGGATCGTGGCGGACAGCGGGCCGGCAGACGACGACATCCCGTTCTGAGGAGGCGGCCATGAGCTCTACTTACGAACGAGCCGAGGCCGCGGTCGCGGCGCTCGGGCCGCAATCGGACGCGGAGGCGTTCGCTGAGGCCATGGACCTCGTCGACGGGCTTGCCCAGCGGGTGCGCGAGCTCAGAGAGGCGCACCGCCGACGCGCGGTCGAGTGGCTCGAGACGCATGGCTCTTACCGCGACGAGCGGCGCGTCGTCACGCTCACGCCGAAGAGGACCGTTCGGCTCCGAGACGTGGAGCGAGCGCTGAGCGACGCGATCGAGGCGACCGGCGGCGATGTCGGCGCGCTCTCGGAGATGATCGCCTCGAACGGGATCAAGCACGGCGCGTTCCGTCGCGTCGTGGGCGAGGAGGCGTTTGTGCGATCGTTCGACGAGGAGCGCGACGAGACGGTGAAGGTGATATCCGCGCGGCCCGTGGACTTGTGAGCAAGGAGAACAGCGATGGCCAGACGAATCGAAGATCTGCCCGAGCCCGGGAGTGTGTTCCGGGCGAGTGCCTCACACCCCGACATCGATGCGCGCGGCAAGCTCTACACCGCGTGGATCGCGGACTGGGACGAGGACCGCGGCTTCTCGATGCTGGCGACACTCGCCCCGAACGCTCCGGAGCGTGAGCGCGCGGCGGCGAAGCGCGAGCCGGGGTATCGCACGCGCATCAGTGAGCGAAGGCACTGGGAGCACCATGAGCCGGCGGAGGAAGCGACGCACGGAAGCGAGTAGCCGCATGGACGCGGCCCCGCCCCGGAGGGAGACCCCTGGGGCGGGCTTCGGCCAGGCGTGGCCTGGCGAGGCGAGGCCTGGCCTGGCGTGGCGTGGCGCGGCCTGGCATGGCGTGGCCTGGCCTGGCGTGGCCGGGCTCGGCGTGGCGTGGCAGGGCGAGGCCAGGCGAGGCATGGTATGGCGCTCGCCCCGAGGAGTGATCCTCGGGGCGGGCTTTGGCAGGGCGTGGCGCGGCCGGGCAGGGCCTGGCATGGCGTGGCCTGGCGGGGCAGGGCGGGGCATGGCATGGCGCTCGCCCCGAGGAGTGATCCTCGGGGCGGGCTTTGGACGCACGGAGATCGCGGCGGCGTTCGTCGCGACACATCTGAGGTGCTCATGATGCACCAGACAAGGAGCTTGCATG